TGCTTTTGGACCACACTCAATGAGTGGTAACTTAGTTGCTGACGCTTCTGCTGCTATCGGAGATACATCAATAACTGTTGATGACGGTAGTTTAATGCAAGTCGGTGACATACTAGAATTCGGTGACTCAAGTAATGTACCTTCAACTGACGGTGCACCTTCAGGATTCTTTTATAAAATAACTGCAATATCAACTCACGTTCTAACAATCGCTAGATTCAATCCTCAAACAGGAGCAACTGAAACTGGTGGTCTAAGACACGCTGTTGTTGACAACGCTAAAATCCTAAGACATTGGGAATATTACTTCAACTTTTCTTCTGCACCTACAACAACAGATGATGTATCTGCTGCTGGTGGTTCACTAGACGAAATGCATATCGCAGTAATAGATGAAGATGGTGGAATTACAGGAACTGCTGGATCAATCCTAGAAACTTTCGAGGGTGTTTCACAGGCTCATGACGCTAAAGACGCTTCTGGTAATTCAAATTATTACCCACAAGTAATATATCAAAAATCTAAATTCATTTATTGGATAGATCACATTGCTACTTTATCAGACGGTCTTGCTAAAACAGGAACAACTTTTGATAATACAGTTGGTGACGCATTTGTAGTGTCTAGTACTTCACTTGTAAGTGGTACAGACGATTATGCTATCACTAATGCTGAGGTTGCTACTGCATATGAAAAATTTAACGACAAAGAGAATGTTGATTTAAGTTTACTATTATGTGGACCATCTCAAACAAGTGCTGACGCAACTGGAGACACAAAAGCGACTGCTGTTATGGATATTGCAACAGCAAGAAAAGATTGTGTTGCTTTCATATCACCTGCAAGAGCAGATGTGGTTGGTGTTGCAAACGCAATTACACAAACTCAAAATGTAGTAGGATTTGCTGATGGTTTACCATCATCAAGTTATGCTGTAATTGATAGTGGTTACAAATATATGTACGACAGATACCATGACGTTTATAGATTCGTTCCTTTGAACGGAGATATCGCTGGTCTTTGTGCTAGAACTGACAGTATTGCAGACGCATGGTTTTCACCAGGCGGATTCAATAGAGGTCAAATTAGAGGTGCTGTTAAATTATCATTCAATCCTAACCAAACTCAAAGAGATGAACTATACAAGGCAAGAGTAAATCCTGTAACTTCATTCCCTGGACAAGGTACTGTATTGTTTGGTGATAAAACTGCTCAATCTAAACCTAGTGCTTTTGACAGAATAAATGTTAGAAGATTGTTTATCGTATTAGAAAAGGCTATATCTACTGCTGCTAAATTCCAAATGTTCGAATTCAATGATGAATTCACAAGAGCGCAATTTAGAAATCTAGTAGAACCTTTCCTAAGAGATGTGCAAGGTCGTAGAGGACTAACAGACTTCTCAGTAGTTTGTGACGACACAAACAACACTGGAGACGTTATCGATAGAAACGAATTTAGGGCTGACATCTTTGTCAAACCTGCTCGTTCTATCAATTTCATTCAACTTAACTTTGTGGCTACAAGATCAGGCGTTGCCTTTTCTGAAGTCACAGGATCTTAATAGAGAGGAGATAAAATAAAATGCCAAACATAAATGAATTCAAATCTCGTTTAAGAGGCGGTGGAGCACGAGCTAATCAGTTTAAGGTAACTTTACCTTTTCCTGGCTATGCTTCTGTTGGTGGAGAAACATCTGATCTTGCTTTCTTATGTAAAGCAACTGCTATACCTGGACAAACAGTAGGTAATGTACCTATTGATTTTAGAGGCAGAAAACTTAATATCGCTGGGGATCGAACTTTCGAACCTTGGACAATTACGGTATTAAATGATACTGACTTTAAATTGTACAGAGCATTCGAGAGATGGATGAATGGTATAAACAACATGACTGACAACGAAGGTATCGCAAATCCTGCTGATTATCAAGTTGATGGTTTCGTTGACCATTTAGACAGAAACGGATCAACTCTAAAGTCATACACTTATAGAGGATTGTTTCCTGTCGCTTTAGACAATATTGCTTTGAATTACGGAACTAATGACACTATCGAAGAATTCGGTGTGACATTCCAATTCCAATATTTTGAAACAGATACGACTACATAAGATACTAACTAAGTTAAATCGAAAAGGAAAATTATAATATGGTAAAACTACTTGGATTCGAAATAACAAGAAAAGATAATGATCTGGAGAAGCCGGCGAATGCCAAACAGGCATTTACTATACCTTCTCCAGATGACGGTACAACGACTATATCTGCTGGTGGTTACTTTGGCCAATACTTGGATATGGAAGTCACTGCCAAGAACGACTTTGATTTAATTAAAAGATATCGTGAGATCGCACAGCATCCTGAGTGTGATACAGCGATAGAGGATATAATCAATGAGGTTATCATATCTAACGAAAGAGATACAGCTGTTTCGTTGTCGTTAGACAAACTTGCTATTTCAGAAAATATTAAAACAAAAATTAGAACAGAATTTGATGAGGTCTTGCGCCTATTAAACTTCGAAGAAAAAGGTTTCGACATCTTTAAAAGATGGTATATTGACGGAAGAATTTATTTCCACAAGGTGATTGATCCTACTAGTCCTAGAAAAGGTATTAGTGAAGTTAGATATATTGATCCTAGAAAGATTAAGAAGGTTCGTGAGATTACTAAAAAAAGAGATAATAAAGGCAAAGGTATTGAGGTTGTAGAACAAACAGCAGAATGGTTTGTATATAATGAAAAAGGAATGTCTTCAGCAAATTCAAATGCTGGTATAAAGATTGCTTCTGATTCAATTACCTATGTCACTTCTGGTGTTGTAGATCAAACTAGAAATATGGTTATGGGTCACTTGCATAAGGCAATTAAACCTACTAATCAATTGAGAATGATTGAAGACGCTGTTGTTATTTACAGAATAGTAAGAGCACCAGAAAGACGAGTATTCTATGTTGACGTAGGAAACTTACCGAAAGTAAAAGCAGAATCATATTTAAGAGATGTGATGGCAAGATATAGAAACAAACTTGTGTATGACGCTTCTACTGGTGAGATAAGAGATGACAGAAAACATATGTCAATGCTTGAAGACTTTTGGTTACCTCGTAGAGAGGGTGCAAAAGGAACTGAAGTATCTACATTACCTGGTGGTCAAAATCTAGGTGAGATTACAGATGTTCAGTACTTTCAAAAGAAACTTTACAAGGCATTGAATGTACCAATTTCAAGAATGGAATCAGAAGCAGGTTTCAATCTTGGTAAGGCTGCTGAGATAACTAGAGATGAATTGAAGTTTACTAAATTCATTCAAAGATTAAGAAAAAGATTTACACAAGTCTTTAGTGATGTATTAAAATCACAATTAGTCTTAAAAGGTGTTATCACAATTGAAGATTGGCAAAAAATCAATAGTCATATTCAATATGATTATCTAAAAGATGGATACTTTGCTGAACTAAAAGAAGCAGAAATAATGAGAGAAAGATTAAGTCTTGCTCAAGAAGTAAGTCCTTATGTGGGAAAATACTACTCAGTTGACTATATAAGAAAAAAAGTATTAAGACAAAGTGACGAAGATATAATTGAAATTGATAATCAGATTGCTGATGAAATTAAACAAGGTATTATTGCTTCTCCAGAAGGACAAGATATGGAAGATAATGATAATACCGATATAAATATAGGAGATGAATAATTATGCCAAATGATAATGTAAAAGATATGGTCAATTCACTTACAAGTGGTGACAATGTTAAAGCTCAAGACGCATTTAAGAATGCTTTGTCTGACAAAATCGGACAAGCGCTTGATGATAAAAGACAATCAGTTGCTACGGACTGGTTAAATAGTGCTCAAGATCAAGAAGCAATAAAAGACGCTAGTGGATTAGATGCTGGTGCAAGTAGTGTGGTTACTCCAGGACAAGAACAAGAGTCGCCTGTCGAAGAACCTGCTCAAGATGTTGAGATAGATCAAGGTGGAGAAGTTGATGAACCAGCTGTCGTTCCAGAAGTTTAAAACAACTCTTGTAGAGTTGAAGGAAGACAGTCCTAAAGAAACTGCGGAGTTTAAGAAATTATCTCCTGCAGAAAAACAGGCGGTTAAAGATGTATTTACTTTGTTAGGTAATACCAAGGGGGAGATCATAAGTAAGGTCGATGGTATTATCAAACAAGTAGCAAAAAAAAGAAAAGTTAAAGTGTCTGCTATAGAAGACTATTTTGACAATGAAATATTAAGTTAAAGGAAATAAAAAATGGCAATTGCAACAAGAACACTCAAAGATACGGTAGTAGAAACTGGTGGTGGTGCTTCAGGTGGTAAAGTTACTGTTCTAGTAAACATGGATGATAACACTACTGCTAACTCAAACATATTAGACGCAAGTGGATTATCTGGACATGCTAACGGTGCAAAACTAGATATCACTAGAGTTTGGTGGAGTTTAGTACAAGGTACTGCTGATGATAATACAGGTCATGTACAGATACAATTTAAAGGTGCTTCATCTGATACTGTCGCACTTCAACTTGCTGGTACAGGACA